AGGTGAGCCTTCGGAAAAATGTTGGGAGCCTTCGTGGGGATTACTATGTAACGTGCGTGGCGGAGTCCCATTGTCAAATTGGCACTCCCCCGATAGGGTGGGGTTATCATCCTGGCGGTTTTCATTGGCTGACTCTATAGAATCGCCTGCTATCTCAGCCAGCAGCGAATCCGCATCAACATCAGTCGCATCGCTGGTGTTGAGCATCATCGTTTTAAGCTGGTCAAGTATCTGTGATCTCAGTTCCCCAGAATCCTTAACGTGCTCCACGCGCTTGGTTTCGCGGAAAGCATCAACGCCGACCAATTGGCCGATAGAACGCACCGCCTGCACGCGCGTAGCAGCTTTTTCCTCTGGGTTTGTTGCAATCTCGGCAAGCGTGGAAATGACAATAGACCGCAAGCCACTAGCGGAATGCAACGCCGCTAGCTGATTTGCCCGTTCAATGCGTTCTATCTCTGCTTTTATCCTAGCATCCGCTTTTAGCCGGCTGGCATTGTTCCCGATAGTATCGACGCTTCCCTTGTCGCTGTACGCTTGCCTGTAAGCATCCGCGCCGGTATTGCCTAACGCTACAGCTTCCGCGAACTTCCGCATTTTGGGCGTAAGCGTGCCTTTCGGTACTCGCATCGCTTGTTCTATTCCCTTATCCCTTACTTGAGCCTTTATCGCTTTTCTGTTCATTTTGCACCGCTGTTCGCTTCGCTCACTGCCGCCGCGCAGCCTGCCAGCCGCGCCCCTAATTGCCCGCAAGATACAGGAACAAAAGCGGAAGATCAACAAAGACTATCAATCAAGCGATTTTCATAGCACCTGTCACTGTTACACCTGTCACGCCTGTTACAAAAAACTGTCACACCTGTTACACCGAGCCAACGGTTTTATGCGGTTTTCCCGCTGGCACGAACCCTGCAAAGGGCTTGCACATGGATGCAATACATGGCAATATATCCATGCAATACATCAAGGGAGGCTTTATGAAACAGTACGAATTCCAAGCAATCAACAAGGCAACCCCGCATAGGGTTGAATACATCCGCGCAACAGCCAAGACCGAAGCAATAGCCCGCGCGCACATAGTGAACTATTACGCGCAGCAATTTGAAATCCTGGAGGCTTGCTGCAACGTATACAAGCCGCACCAGGTACTGGGCGAAATCGACTGCTCCAGCGACCAGGACGGTGAATACATTTTTTCGCTCATCAAGAGCAAAGGTCTGATTTAACCCGCGCCGCCGGACGCCTTCCGGCTTTCCTACTTTATAGGTGAACTCATGACATACCGCTTTATCACTGATCCCGGCCACGGCTGGTTAGAAGTTCCCCGCGCTGAACTTGACGCGCTCGGCATTCGTCATTCAATCAGCGATTATTCCTACCAGCGCGCCGATATGGTCTACCTGGAAGAAGATTGCGATTTTGCCCGCTTTGCAGCCGCTAAAGCCGCCGCTGGCCAGCCCGTCGAATACCGCGAGCAGTATCAGGAAAATACTTTCGTTCGCAACCTTCCCCGCTACCAACCATAAGAGGCCGACCATGAACGATTACACCGCCAACGGATACGCAAACCGCCGCGCATACTTGGAAGCACTGGCCGAGGATTTTGGCATCGACCAGCAAACCGTTTTCACGCTCGCATCAATCCTGGGCGCATCTGAGGATTTCGACGGACTTGTTACCGCTTTGGAAGATCACGCGGAAGAACTTTACTGACTGCAACCAGGCCGGCCACCGCGCCGGCCACCATTGGAGCCAATGACATGAACCTGACCAATATTTCCACGCCCGCTTATCACCGCAACGGCATCGCCGGCGAACCCTTCAAAGTTTGCACTTTCACCATGCAAGAAAACGACGAGCCAGCGCGCCGCATGGTAGCTATCCGCTTTGAGAATGACAATTCAAACGGATGGACAAACCCGCGCATTGCGGTTTTTGACCTTGACCTACTGGCGCAGGGAAAAATCGAATTCACCGTTAATAGCTGGCGCGGCGATCGGTTTGTTGACGAACTAGACCTTCATTTTTTCCCGCAAGAGGCCAACCATGCGCCTGTTTAACCTTGTAATGACCGCCGCCTGTTTGATTCTGACCGGCATATGTTTAGCCGCCTGGACGCTCGGCCACATTGACACCGCCAGCGGAATTTTTACGACCGGCACAAGCTTATTTTGCGCCGCCCTTGCCCGCACACAACCCGAAATAGATTGAAAGGATACCGACCATGACTTTTTGGCGCGACACTTTCCCGACGTACCGCGACTATTCAAACATCCCCGCTGGAGCCGCTTACCTCGGCGGAAGTTATCCCGACGGAAGCATTGACTTATCAACCCTGGACGCTATCGACGACGCGCTCGCGCCTGTTTGCCTGATCGAGTCGGACGGAACGCGCCACTATTTTGAAACCGCAATTGAAATCGACTAAGGACACCAACCCATGCGAAACGACCCATATTTCACCCGCGCCCGCTGGCCTAGTCTATGCGCCGAAACCGGCCGCAAGATCAACAAGGGCGAAGAAATTGCCTACTACCCGCGCACAAAGCAGGTTTTCCACGTTGACAGCAAACAGGCCGACGAACTACGCGCGCGCGACTTTGCAGCCGCTTTCAATATGGCCGATGCCAATTATTAGGAGCCGACACCATGCGAACCGCAACCGAGGCCGCCGCGCACTTAATTGCAACCCTGGGCAACGCTGCGCACCAACGCGCCAGCGACCATTACATGAACTACGAAAACCAAAATCACCCTGGCGCGAAATATTGGCGCAAGGTAATGGAAATTATCCGAAACACTGGCCGCATCAGCAAAGGCCAGCAACCGCTAGACCTCAATTAATAGGAGCCGACACCATGACCAAGACCGAAGCAATGCGCCAGACCGCGCAAGAAAATACCCTGCTATCCCTCGGCTTTACCATCGACGAAGCCGCAGCCCTGCGCCGCATCAGCTTAACCCTGCGCCGCTGGCACGAACGCGAGTGCGGCAACGATCAGGGAGCAATCGAGCGCGATGAAACCACCGGCAAGCCTTACCTTGTAACCGAAAAAGGCCGCCGCTGGCCGGTAGCAGACCGCGAAACCGGCGCGCGCCGCCGCCTGACCGCAATCATTCGCGCCTGCAATGAACGCCGATTCAATGCCGACGCAGCGACCGCCCACGACCCCAACGCGCACGACCTGAAGCCCTACATTCAGACCGACCCGCGCGGAGCCGCGTTATATATCCTGCGCCCCGATGATGTACCAGCCGGCAAAGACCCTGCCGCCTACTATTCACGCGGTATCTGCATTTATTGAAAGGCCGACCATGACCACGCAAAAACAAATCCGCGCCGCTTTTTACGCCGCGCACCCGACCGCCAAACGCAAGCCGCAGAACGATCAGCCGGCCGATATCCGCGCAGCTTTTTGCGATTTTATCGACGCATTGCACCGCGCCGGCCAGATATCAGACGCACTCGCCGCCCGCGCAACGCTTTGAAAGGATTAACAAAATGAAAATCACAGTACGCGCCGAGAAAAATTACGGCATCGAAGTCATATATCCGCACGACGAAGCCGCGCAAATATTTGCCCGCATCGCTGGCAAAAAAACCCTCACGAGCCACGCCTTGCGAGATATTGCCGCCCTGGGTTATTCAATCGAGGTTTACACCCCGACACCCCGCACCATTGCCGCAATGGAGGCCGCGCGATGAAACCAACCGCCGACGAACTACTAGCCGCCCTGCGCGCGCTTTTGCCATACGCCGAGAACGAAGCCCACGCCCTGCAAGAACTCCGCGATTCTGAGGTAGCCGAAGCCGAGGCCGAAGCCGCCTGGCAAGCCGTAGAACACGCCCTAGAAATCATCGAACGCGCAACCGCCAGCCGATAGGAGATCAGACCGATGATTCAAATTAAAACCTTCCCAAACGGCGCGCACACCGTCATCGAAGCCGACCGCCCGCGCCACTTCTGGACAGTCAAATGCTACCGGCCAGACGGCGAACTGTACGACAAGATCAGATGCGACGATTACCGCAACGCGCTGGACTACCTGCGCGCGTTCAAGCAAATTGCCAAGAATTTCTAGGAGATCAGACGATGAACACAGAACAATGGCACACCGGCGGAAATAGCCTGATTGTTTACGATCAAAACGGTTGGCCGGTAGCAAACGCCGTGACGTATCACGGCAAACGCCGCAACGACCAGCAAACCGCTCGCTTAATCGCAGCCGCGCCCGAATTGCTGGCAGCATTGATTGAATACGTTGAAAGACACGAACAATCATGCGAGCCGACAGGCTTGCCAGAGTACGAACAAGCCCGCGCCGCGATCGCCCGCGCGACAGGCGAATGAGTCAGGCTTGCCAATTCACAGGAGATCAGACGATGAGTCATATATATTATTGCCAATACTGCAACGGTCAAAACGTATGGGTTGATGTAATGCGGCATCTCAATGAGCCGGACAGCTTCCTAGAACAAGACACATTTTATTGTGAAGATTGTAATGAGGAACTTCAATCAATTGGAATAAGGGAGGCCGAAGCGAAGCCACGACTTACCGTCCGCGCGCGCGGTAAAACTTTTGACAATCTCGCCGATGCCATGCTCCACGCGACAGGCGATCAAAAATTTGCTGACAGCTTTCGGAAAAATTGACGCTCTTGGAAATATTACCACATTAAACTTTTGATAATAGGTGAGTCAATGGTAAAGTCAGTCTATGAATAACCATCCGCGAATGTTTACCCTGTACCTGATCGAAGATGAGTTCGGCCAGGTCAGGGTTGTCTCTGATTACAGCGGGACTGGCGACCGCTGCCTGAGCATGGGCGTGGAAATCATGTCCATGCTGGCAGCGGTGCAGCCGTTCTCAGACGGCGGCCTATCGCTCGTAATGCCTGCTCGCACCGATGTCGAGCATTGATTGAGTCAGGCTTTGTGTAAACCCGAACAGGCCGACACGCTGCGCGTAATCGTTCGCGTCCTCGCCTTCCCGATCAGACATCCA